AAGAGTAATAAGAGTCCATATTATTACATAAGACTTAAAAACGGCTCTGTTATCAAGGGTTTTACCGCAGGTACACGTTCTGGTGCAAATGCCAGTTCGGTGCGTGGTCAGGCCGGCGACTACATATACATGGATGAGGTCGACTATATGTCTGACGCCGACTTCGAAACAGTGTATGCAGTTGCAGCAGATATTAACACAAAAGGCGTATGGATTGCGTCAACGCCGACTGGACGCAGAGGTAAATTCTGGGCTGCGTGCATGAATGCCAGAATACCAGAGGACGAAGTCGACGAGAAAGGTAACCCAAGGAAAGTATGGACAGAATTCCATTATCCGTCCATGGTTAACCCCGGATGGGGTCCTCAGATGGAAGCCGACTTCAGAGCCTCCTTAACAGAACAGGGTTATATACACGAAGTTCTTGCAGAATTCGGCGAAGAAACCGTTGGCGTTATTCCGAAAGAGTATATCGACAGGGCCAGAATGGTTTATAACTACATGGATAAAGTTGACTATCCGGCTATAAGAATTATAGGTTCCGACTGGGACAAATACGGAGCAGCCAGCCAGATAGTCGCAATGGAATATAACGAGCACTATAATAAGTTCATGGTAATTAACAGGGTTGAAATCCCGAAGACTAAGTTTACTCTTGACAATGCAGTTAAGAAGATTATAGAGCTTAACGAGATATATAATCCTCAATATATATATGTAGATAGAGGTTATGGAGAATACCAGGTAGAGACATTGCACAAGAATGGCATGGATCATCCCGAGACAGGACTTCATAAGAAAGTTGTGGGGGTATCATTCAGCGAGAGTAAGTCGGTAGTAGATCCGTGGACAAAAATATCTGAAAAGAAACCAATTAAGCCGTTCATGGTAAACCAACTCGCTCTTCTATTTGAAAGAGATCGCATAATAATAAACGACAATGACGAACTGATTATTCGTCAGCTTGAAAACTACAGAGTAGTAAAAAGAACAGTGTCTGGCGTTCCCGTATTTACAAGCGAGGACGAACATGCAATCGACTGCATGATGTTGTGCGTGCTTGCTTTCGTTGAACACTTTCCTGGTATAATAGCGACGGTTGCAGAGGTAAAGCCAAGCACCAAAATACTGCCGATACGAACTGTTGCTGAGAATCCGCTCAAGAAAGTTGTTAACAAGAGCATTTCAGATATGATACTTGAAAGAGAAAAGGACTATCTTAAGTGGGATGAACCTGGCTCACCTCCGCTTAAGAAAGTCCCGGTTGGTTCAAAGCCTAACCGTAATCTCAATATATACAGCTGGTCTACTAGGGGTACTAATCTATATAAAGCACACAGGCGGAGCACTTGGTAATACCGTGCCGGATCCGAGCGGACGGCCGGCACGTTAGATCCCTTCCTGTAAACCTATTACCTTCATCTTCTGCCATCCGCTTCGGTCAGATGGCGACATCTCTTTCCCTCCTCTCTCTAAAGGACGGGAAGCCACCCCTCTTCCCGCTCCTTCTTTTTGGAAAATACCAAGTCTATCCGTTGCACGTCACAAGTGCAGCCTGTGTCGAAAAGGAAAGTGGTGTTGATGCCGGCTAAGGCTGAGGTAATACTACGGTCAGTCAGATATATATCTGATAATACAATAGAGGTTCTTCTTGAGTCAAGCGTTCCTTTGACGCAGGACTACAAGAATGTTTACATATTAGATAATGATATCAGGGACGAGGTGCAGTTTGTATTTAATACGCCTAAAGCCCTTACAGGAACAATAGATATATCCAAATATACATCAGAGGTTATAGAGTTAAATGTAGACCTTAAAGATGAAAACCTCAATTCAATTTTTGCCTCATTCCCAATAAGGCTAAAGCGTAGTACAGCAAGGTATATAAAGGATCCAGAATCAGAGAAGATACTTGAGTATGTTCCTGAAATAAAGTTCACACCTGCTGATATTAACACTATAAACAATATTATAAACAACAAGATTGAATCTGTAGTAAAAGACACAATCTCGAACAGCATTACTAAGAACATCAAGAGGATACAAGATCTAAAGAATATGATACAGCAGGTTAAGTCGGACCTCGAGCAAAAACTTGAGGATGTTACCGCGAATTCGATAAAAACTTACTGGATGATATCCTTATTGATAGACTAAGAAGACTGAAGGACGCGTCAAGGCTCATTAACGATGGTATAATCACGTACCAGCTATATAAACAAATTAAAGACGATCCAAGCTTTGCCATTATAAAAGATGCGTGGGATGAATATCATTGCGGCATTGATGGTTCAATAGAGGCCGAAATGTTGCCTTATATAGATGTAGCAGAACAACTCGTTGACGGAATTGAGCAATTCATTAATGATGCCATCCTGTACGACGAAGAGCCGCAAAATATATCTGATATAGATAAACTAAGAGAGTCAGAGATAGCTTTAGCAGAACAACATTTAAGGCTTCAGGACGATATTAAAAACGCCATGGATAAGGGCGATGAAGACAAATACACGGTAACAAAGAAACAGTTCGACATCATAGACAATACGCTCAAGTACAGGAAAAATGCAAGCACAATAATATCGTCGGCACTAACCAAATTAACAGATATCGTAAAAAGTATCCAGGATGTAACATCAGACAAGTTTCACTCGACGCAGTACAATGCGATTAAACAACAATACGAAGCAGCCATTCGCAACATGAATATTAACAATGCGTCGATGCGTGCCATAACATATTCTATCTTTACAAATGAGTATAACAGCGTACTTGAGACTAAAAGAAACTATGACAACGTAATGAGTTATGGGGTACGCGATGCAATATTCAAAAGCGCATCCACGAACTCAAGACTGTATAAAGACGTAGCTGTTCCTGCAATGACAGAGCTGTTTTACACAGATGAAGAACTGCCTTTCGGAACTGTTGGTAGTACATTAGTGGCGGGTATTGAAGAGATTGTAAAAGCATATAGATATTCAATGCTATCGCTTAAGAATATGCTTGAATCCGATGCGAACAATGTGAACAACTTGGTTGGCCAGATTTACGACAAGCACAGGGTGAGGACCACGTACAATATTATACCGTAGAGAGGCAATAGGAGGGTCAAAGAGATAATGAGTCTAAGAGACGAAATATTTGAAATGGTTAATAAGAATATTCAGTCCGCTATTGAAAAGATTGACCCAAGTTTTATTGATACGCCAACAACAAAGACCTTTAGAATAATTAATAGGCCGGAAAATACTATTATCCGTAAAAGAGTCATAGTTAGAAATCTTGGCAATGAACCGATAATAATAATTCCCCTGGCCGATATCCACTTGGGAAATAAGGGGTGTAATCTCGAGAAACTAGAACAGATCGTCAAGCTGATAAATGAGACTCCTAACTGTTATACAATTCTGCTTGGCGACTTAACAGAAACAGCGACAAAAACCAGTATAGGGCTAGGCATCTTCGATGAAGACTTTCACATAGATGTTCAGCTTGCGTCTGTAAAAAAGATATTAAAGCCTCTTGCAGAGCAAGGCAAGATCCTCGGCGCATTAATAGGAAATCACGAGATGCGCCTTGCATATACAGTTAATCTTAATCCGACATATATGATTTGTGAAAGCCTAGACATACCATACTTGGGTTATCAAGGCTATCTATCTCTTGCAGTTGGTAACCAAACATATCGTATATTAGCCACACATGGCACAGGTAATGCGTCTACTCCGCAAGGCAAGATTGCTGCTGTAAGGAAACTTGTAAATATCGCAGATGCCGATATATACCTAATGGGACACGTTCACGGAAGAATGTACGACAACGATATTATACATGAGATGGATGAACAATCAGGCACTGTAGTGCCGCGCATACGTCACTACGTCGTATGCGGATCGTTCTTAGAGTACTGGGGCACATATGCAGAGATGAAGCTGTTATCCCCGGCAATTACAGGTTCGGTGATGCTTGTGCTTGATCCAGACATAAAAGATGTACGTATTATTTTGTAAGCGAGGTGTATACAATGTGGCAAGATTGGGGGGTAACCAAGGTAGTATCTAGACTCTTCTCACGCAGAAAAAAGCAAGCCACAGTAGATGAAGCCCCCTCCTCAGGCGCTTCAAATAAAAATAGCAGCACAATAAAGAAGATCGGCCTCGCGTTCACCTCAACTTACGGCGCAAGGGCAAGAAGATACGAATTTGAGGGCCCGGCCGGCTTTAGTTTTGAAGAGATAGAGCGAGCATACCTTACAGACTCGTACATACGTCAGGCTTGCGATAAGTACGTAGATTACATGTTTAAAGCAGGATTCGACATAGTAGGCAAAAACACAAAAGCAGTAGAATATATTAAACTAAGACTCGCCGCTATGTCAGTTGCTATAGATAAATCACTTGACGAATTTCTAATAGAAATTGCAGAAGACCTTGTCAGATTTCACAATGTTTTTATAGTAAAAGCAAGGGCAACCAACACTTATCAATACCCTAAGGGGATTACAGTAAAGCCGGTACTTTCAAACAGACCTGTTGCCGGATACTTTCTTCTTCCCGTGTCAACAGTAAGGATAGCAAGAGATATAAACGGCACGGTAAGGAAATATAAGCAAGAAATAAGCGGAATGGAACCTGTCGAGTTTAACCCAGAAGACATAATTCATATGGCAATAGATAGGCCACAGGGAAGAGCATTTGGATTTCCGTTTCTATGGCAAGTGCTCGATGATGTAAAACTATTAAGACAGATGGAAGAACTGGTAGACAGGATGATTTACAAAAACTTATTCCCGCTACTGCATTATAAAGTCGGTCTACCAGAAGAAGGAATGTATGCCACAGATGAAGAGGTGGATGAAGTAAGAGCGACACTTTCAGAGCTTCCATTGGATGGAGGAATAGTTACATCCGAGCGTCATAACATTATACCCATAGGAGTTGGAGATAAAGTTATAGATGCAGCACCATACCTTGAGTACTTTAAAAAGAGAGTATTTACAGGTCTTGGTGTTTCATCAACAATTATGGGCGAGGGCGACACTGTTAATAAGTCGACATCTGACAACCTCGACCAGATGTTTAAGGATAGAGTAAAAGCCTTTCAGAAGGTTATCGAAAATTACTTCAATTCAAAGATTATATACGAGCTCCTTCTTGAAGGCGGATTTGACCCGATAACAAAGCCAGAAAACGCAGTCTATTTGAGGTTCAGAGAAATCGACTTGCAGTCCAAGATGGCAGAACAAAATCACCTTGTACAGCTGTTTACGCAAAACGCAATTACACACGAACAGCTAAGGCTTGGGCTTGGTTATGAACCTGTGACAGAAGAAGAGGAAAACAGACTCTACTTCAGAATGATTACAATACCTACTGCATTAGAAACCTCAAAAGACTCAATAGCTATAAAGATGCAGCAAGCGGCAAATAACGCGGGCGCAAACAAGAACCATCCCACCAATCAATACGGCACAAGGCCGTCTGCAAAGACTGAAAGCATGGTAGAGTCAGTTG